GATCGAGAGAACTACGATGGTGCCGAGGCGCAATGGCACGATGGCGATGCCGGGCGACGGCGCACTGCAAAAGTCGGCGGCGACAACCGCCGAAAATTGAAGCGCGTCTACGCCAGCGAGTCAGAGGCGCAGCAGGCGGCGGCGGCGGCGGCAAGTCGCTCGGCCCGCGCTCCCTTTCGCTTCACATACAATCTGGCGATCGCAGATCCTGCTCTCCAGCCCGACATGCGGGTCACGCTCGATGGCTGGAGCGAGATGATCGACGGGGTCGACTGGCTGATCGAAAGCGTGCGCACGGACTTCTCCGGCAATGGGTTGCGGCAGGAGATCGAATTGGAAAGCGCATGAGCGCGCAGGCTTCTTTTGCTTAGCAACCGATCAGGTTGCCGCGCCCCACGAATTTCGAGGGCATAATGCCGACGAGGACCGAAGTCGAGCGCGTGGTAGCCGATGGCGAACTAAAACCCACCGAGGCTGATAGCGCACTAGGTGAGTTGGTTCGTCGCTAACCAACTCACAACAAACAGATATTATAAGGCGCCACCTTCAACACGTTCAGCGACACCTTGATTATGAGATGGGCTTCATCTGCTTTGTCTGTTTTCGGAAAAAGAAGTCGATCAGTATCGACGTTCAATCGTGACACCAAATGATCCTCCTGCATCAAACAGAAAATCAAACCTTCAGTGTCGGGCGGAGCCACCTCCTGCTCCTGCTTGCTAGGCATTCGTAGTGCGTCAAGAAGGAGTTTTATGCGGCCGTCTATATCTCCGCCTTGACTTATGAGGGCTCCGGGATCTTGCTGCCGCAGGAAGACAATATCCAACTCACATGAGAGATGAAGAGATTCGCGCACTAGGGGTAAATAGGAGCGCGCCCCCACCTCAATAGGCGGGATACAATCTTCATAGGTAGGACCTTTTTGCGCGAGTTGCCGTGGCGGGAGCGAGCTAGCTATGATTACATTCGGCCCCGAAAGCTTCTTTGCCCCCTCCTCTAGTAGCACCTTCAAGGCATTATGAGTTCGCCAAAGTACCTCTAGTTGTGGATGTAACGCCTCGCGAATGCGAGCAACATCTTGAGGCTTTGGCTTGTTACCGCTTGCCCTCAGAGGGCCACTATAAACGAGGTGAAACTCCATAACGTTCCTTACGGCTGGCGGATATGAAACCGCAGAATCACCATGGATTTCAACGGGGTCGATGGTCATCTACCACCTGCCGACCCGCCTGGGTATGCCTCGTATTATCACGCATTAGTTTGGCCAGCTCCATAAGTCGCTTTTGCGTGGCTTCTGCTTGCCATCGCATTCATGCCTACGTGCGGATGCTCCAAATTTGTCTTTGACTCTACTCAGGATTCGGGGTTGCTTGGCCTATTATGCCCTCGAAAGAAAAAGAATACGGGTACATAGCTTACATCGATGAAGCTGGTGACCCCGGTCTTAAAACTGTGCGCCCCATCGACCCGAACGGGGCGAGCGAGTGGCTCGTCTTGAGCGCCGTCGTGATGAAAGCAGAGCGAGAGCCATTCGTGATCGATTGGGTTCGCGGACTAGTCGACGATCTCGGCATTAGCCAGCGAAGAGACCTACACTATCGAACGCTCTCTCCGACCAGGAAGCAAGTGGCAGGCGAGAAAATTTCCTCGCTGCCTGTTCGCGGATTCGCAGTCTGCTCTAATAAAAAGAATATGCGCGGCTATCGGAACCTAAAAGCTGAGAAAATCTCATCGCAACAGTGGTTCTACAACTTCTGCGTTCGACTTCTCTTAGAACGTGTGACCGCATTTTGCGACAGGCGAACTATCAAAGACTACGGAGAGCGCCGCAAGATAAAAATTGAATTTTCTGAGCGTGGGGGGCACCGATATAGTCAAACGTCTGCCTATCATTACTACCTGAGACAACAGCAGAAAGCGGGGTCACTCTACCTGACGAAGCGCGCGCCTGTAGTCGATCTGCTCGATTGGAAAATGATGGAAGCGCATCCGCATGGCGAGCGTGCGGGTCTACAATTGGCGGATTTTGTGGCAAGCTCATTCTACCAGGCGATCGACACCGGCGGATCGAGCAAATGGAATATCAACCCGGCCATGGCGCTTGCACCTATCATGGCGCGCGAGGGGAAGAGCGCAAAGGATTTCGGAGTTGCTCTTTTCCCATCCCGCTGGTGGGAAGCAAAGCTATCGAAAGACCAGCAGCAGATATTCAAGCACTACGGCTACGAATTTGTAAGGTGGTAGGCCCCCGGCGCCCGAACCTTACGCGCTTTTAGGATGCCATCCGAAGGGCAACCGTCGCGCAAGAGGCGATTCGTTCTTGATCTCGAATCGCAGGGCTTATCCAGCGTTGCCTACCGAGGGGAATAAAAGCACTTTTGCATCCAGAAAGTCAAGATTCTTTAAGCGAATCCATTAGCTTAGGCATAAGCTGTTGAAATCGATTCGGAAAATATTGACTGAAACGAATCGATCGCAGCCATGAACTGGCGATCCGAACAGTAAGCGAATGCTGCAACCGACCTTATAGGGACCAAGACTGGTTGGCTGCTCCCGCCCGAATATTCGCTCGCAGGCCAACTATATGCACCATGGAACGAGATGGAGAGCGCCTAAAGCGCGTCCAGCGTACACATCGCGAGAGTGACCAACATCAAGATCACGAGCGCGAAGAATTCTATCTGGATGCTGCTCGGTCGGCGCACGGGACTCTCCCCTTCGCTCAATCAAAAAGGGGCCGCACAATCATGCGCGGCCCCACATCATCACAAAAACCCCCGCTACTCGCCGTCTTCGAGACCTGCCAGTCTGGGACCGATCGTCTTTGCCACATCGACGCGAACCGAGTCGTTGTGCTGCTGCACCGTCATGGTGACGTTGCCGTCCTCGTCGAGTAACACCGCTTCGTCGTCCGTCCCCTCAAGAGCAAGCCGCACGATCAGCGGACGCGGATACAGTCGATTGCTCGCACCATTGGTGCCATCGACCACAGCCCCGATCCCGCCCCCGGCGAGGATATTGCCGAAGGTCGAACCGCCCAGCTTCGATTGGATCAGCACATAGGTGGGCTTGTAGCCCTCGGCGTAGAGATCGACCCGCTGGTCGTATTTGCGCTTCATTTCCAGCTGGCACGGCGTCGTGCATTCCTGACCGCTGGTGAACTTTGCCGTTGCCCCCTCGGGGCGTGTCTCGGTCTTGTAGTCGACATTGGTGCCGTTGAGCACAGTGGCGCATCCGCTGGTCGCGAACGCACAAGCGGTGGCAAGCGCCACCATCATCACCTTTTTCATTTATCCCCCCGTTGGAATGTGGCGCGTAGTGCGCCGTCACTTTTCTAACAGGGCCTTCAAATATGACAAGAAAAAGTGGTTACAGGATTTGCCCGAGATAGTCGGCAAGCTTCTTTACATCGAAACCTTTTGTGAATTGCATCTCGGCGCAATTCCAACCCGAACCGTAAATCTTCAACTCGGCATCTAGATCAAACGTCCCGCTGTTCTCAATGATGAAGCCGGTAATGGCCTTCAAAGGGAGCGATGCGAATTCGATTTTCTTACCTGTGATTCCTTGGCGGTTGACCACAATGATGCGCTTCGTTGTGAAGGCCGCGCCATCTCTCAGACCCTTCGTTGCGAAAAGAACCTCCTCGCCTGCGACCAGTAAGGGGCGCACCAATTCGACGGTCTTCTCGCCTCCATTCTCGTCGCCCAGAAACAGGTCTTTAAACAGAACATCGTTCATGTGATCAAACTTTCCTCACGATCGCGACCACCCGACCGATCACGAACAACTCGTCGTCGACTGCGCGATCTTCGGGCACCGATGGATTATCGGACAGAATAGCTATGCTGCCATCCGGTCGAGGACGCAGCCGCTTGACCATTCCAACTCCGCCAAAGCTGAACGCCCAGATCTGATCGGCCACTCGCACTGTGTCGAAACTCCGATCGATCAGCATCTGATCGTTGGAACCGATCGTGGGTTCCATGCTGTCTCCGATACCCTCTACCAGTGCGAGATACTCTGCCTTTGCCTTGGTGTACCGGCGAATGAACGACAGCGGGAACGGCTCAAGCGTAGTCTCGGGATCGATTTCCTCGAGATAGGTTCCACCCATTCCGTAGGCCATGTCGAGCACCGGAATCTGGAGCATCTGTGCTTGTTCGCGTTGTGGACTGCTGTTGTTTCGTGGATCGCCAGGCGAGGCGCCCGCCTGATCGGGATCATCGCTCTCGCCAATGAGATAATCTGGTGTGGTGTGGAGAACTGCAGCGATGCGGTGGAGATGCTTCGACCCGGACTGTCCGCCCTTGATGAGCCGGTTAATCGTGGGCTGCTTGACGCCCACCTTGTCCGCCAACCCCTGCTGGCTCAGGCCGCATGCTTCCATGCGCTCTTTAAGGCGATCCCCCAAAATCATCTGACGGTCATTATTCGCAAACGAATAATTCTGCGCCATACGTTTGCGTATTGACGCGTATAATACGTTTCCGTATACCGATGGCATGACACGGTTCGAAGCCCTTCAGGCAGCACGCCAGCACTTTCAGAGCGAACAGGCCATGGCCGACGCCTTGGGTGTTTCCCAACCGACCATCTGGCGCTGGCTTAACCAGTCGAAGCAGATGCCCGCCGAGTATGTATTGCTCACCGAAGGTTTGACGGGCGTCAATCGTCACGATTTGCGCCCTGATATCTACCCGCGCGAAACGATGACTGATCGCCATGTCGGCCAGCGCTTCGAAGGCGTCGATGCCCATGTCGTTCGTTTCCCCCTTCATGGGGCCGAAGATACCCGAGTTATCGCCCACGACCATTTCAATCGTGCATCTGAAATGAAGACTGCGCGATGACCAAGCGCCGCGAACCCCTCACCTACCACGCCGCGCTCACCACCATCGCCGCACGCATCGGGTGGGATCGCTGCGGCGCGCTCTGCGGTGTCACCGACCGGACCGTGCGGCTCTGGTCCGATCCCGATTGCGAGACCGAAATACGTTTGATCGATGCGGAACGGCTTGATCGTGCTTTCATCGCCTCCGGCGGGGACCACGCGCCCTTTCACCGTCTTTTCGCCCTGCGGCTCGAAATGGCTGTGCGGACGCATGGCGTCGACCTTGTTCGCCTTGCTGCCGACACCGCGAAGGAATCGGGTGAAGCGGTCGCCGCGATAATGCTCGCCAGCGCGAAGATGGACGATCCCGAAGCGCAGCGCCGCGCACGCAAGGAAATCAGCGAAGCGATCGAACGCATGACCGATTGCCTCGCCAGCCTCGGAGGGGACCAATCATGAGCGGGGAAGGAGCGGCTTTGGTCGCGGGCCCAATGGTCGAAGCACCACTCGAATTCCGGCTGCGGATCGGCGGAAACACCGCGCGGCGCAATCATTCGCTGCTCTGCCCCCGCTGCGAGGCTCCTGCCTTCATCCGGCGCTCGCAGCGTGTCAGCGAGCAGGTGACGCAGATGGAATGCCATTGCAGCAACACCGCCTGCGGCCACACCTACCGCGCCGATGTCGTCTTCGTGCATTCGATTTGTGAAGGCAATTTCCCGCGGCCTGACCTGAACCTGCCCGTCTGCCCGCGCGATCAGATCACCCATGTCCGTCCGCCTGGCGAGCATGCCGACGAGGATGCGCCGACCTTCTTCGACGCCAAGTCCGCCACCGGCTGACCCACCCACCCATCAATCAGCACACGCGCGGTGGACGATTCCGCCGCCGGGAGAGTCGCACCCGATGTCAGACCAGACCCACCTTCACCGCCCACGCCAAGCCATCACCCGATTTTGCATCGGCGTGGCCCTGCTCAACATCGTCGTCTTCGCACTTCCCCTGATTGCCTTCTTCGCCCGATGAACCTTTCCGACGCCATCATCACGGCGCTCAAGCGCGAATTCGGCTTCCGAAAGGAACGCGGGAAGTGGCTGCAGGAGGGCAAGTGCCCGCAATGCGGCAAGCTCGAGGCGTACTGCGCCGCCGAAGATCCCAAGATCGTGCGCTGCGGACGCGCTGATCGCTGCGGATGGGAAGACACTGTTCGCAACTTGTTGCCCGACCTGTTCGAAGATTGGTCGAAGCGTTTCCCGGCGACCGAGAGCAATCCGGACGCCGCCGCCGAAGCGTATCTGATCCACGAACGCGGGCTCGATATGCGCTTCCTGCGCGGCACTTTCAGTCAGGAGCTGTTTCGTGATCGCGATACTGGCCAAACTTCCGCCACGATCCGCTTTCCCATCGGCAATTCCTGGTGGGAACGGATCATCGACAAGCCGGGCCGCTTCTCGAAAAAGGCCCACTTCAAATATGGCGGCAGCTGGTCGGGCCATTGCTGGACCCCCAAGGGGCTCGACATGGCCGCGCTCGCGCAGGCCGATCGGGTCTGGATCGCCGAAGGCATCTTCGACGCGGTCGCGCTCCACCAGGGGGCGCATCTGGCCGCTGTGTCGAACATGTCGGTCAATCCCTACCCCGAACACTTTCTGAAGGCGCTGGCCGACCATTGCCAGGCTGATGGTATCGCAAAGCGACCCGAGCTGGTCTTCGCCTTCGACGTCGGCGCGGCCGGCGTGTTCTTCACGAAGAAGCATGTGAAGCGCGCGCGGGCCGAAGGCTGGAAGGCCACCGCGGCGCAGGTCCGTCCCGATGGCGAGGGAACCAAGGTCGACTGGAACGACCTGCTGCTGCGCCACCAGTCGTTCGACGGGAAGCCCGCCGACGGGCCCCTCGGGCCGAAGGCGATCGAGCAATACTTGCACAACGGCGCGATCACGATCGCCGAAACGGCGATGCAGAAGGCGCGTCTGATCGTCGACCGCGCCCAGGCATCGGCCAAGGCGATGACCAGCTTCGACATGCGGCACGACAACCGCATCTTCTGGGTCAGGGTAAAGGATGATGACGACGGCGGAACGCAGATCAATCTCGTCGAAATCGCGAACTGCGCCTTCCGCCTGCTCTACCGCGAACGCGACGAAATCGCCGACGAAACCACCTACTTCCTGAAGATCGACTTTCCCGACCGCGCGGGCGAAGTGAAGGCGCGCTTTTCCTCGGCAGCCTGCGCCAATGCCGGCGAATTCAAGAAACGACTGATGGCCTTTGCGGGCATGTGGTCAGGAACCGGCGAGCAGCTCGACCGGATCATGAAGACACAAACCCGCCGTCTCAAGGTGGTCGAGCCTATCGGCTTCGTCGGCTACTCGCAGGCCCATCGCGCTTGGGTCCTCGGCGACCTCGCGGTTCATCAGGGCCGCGTCCTGTCGGTCAATTCGGAAAACTATTTCGACGTCGGCAAGCATGCAGTGAAGCTGCGCAGCGCGGAGCGGATGCTGTCGATCGATTACGATCCCGACCAGCTGCGCTTCGACTGGCTCGACGATGTGTGGACCGCCTACCGCACGCGCGGCCTGATCGCGCTGGCCTTCTGGGTCATGTCGGTCTTCGCAGTTCAGATCCGCGAAAAGCACAAGTCACTCGGCTTTCTCGAAATTACCGGCCCCCCGGGTTCGGGCAAGTCGACCCTGATCGAATTCCTCTGGAAGCTGCTCGGGCGCGTTGGTTACGAGGGTTTCGACCCGAACAAGGCGACCCGCGCCTTCCTCGCCCGTTCGATGGTCAAGGTCGCGAACCTGCCTGTCGGCTTGATCGAAAGCGGGCGCGACGATGGCGGACGCTCGCATGCGCGCCAGTTCGACCCGAACGAATTGCTCGTGCTTTACAACGGGCGCAGCCCGCGCGGGATCGGCCGGAAATCGGGCGGCTTCGAAACCGAGGAACCGCCTTTCCTCGGCTCGATCTACCTCATGCAGAACGAACGGATCGATGCGATTCCGGCCGTGCTGGAACGCCTCATGTCGATGGCTATCGACAAGTCGCTGTGGGGGCCGGGCACGAAGGAAGCGGCCCAGCGTCTCGAAAGCTGGCCGGTCGAGGAATGCAGCGGAACAATCGTTCATATCGCGCGAGAGGAAGCGAACTTCCTCCCGTTCTTCTTCAACCGCTTCAAGCATCACGATGCGGACATGGGCCGGCGCGTCGAAGGCTTGACCAACGCCCGCCCGATCAAGTGCCACGCGCAGTTGGCCGCAGCGCTTGAAACCCTGCCCACGCTGTTCCCGAACTGTCGGGCGGAATGGGTCGCCGAGGCGATCGCCGAAGTCGATCGCATGGCGCTCGATCGCCAGCAGTCGGCAGGCGGTGATCATCCTATTGTCGCCGACTTCTGGGAAAAGGTCGAATATATACTCGATCGCGAGATGGGTGAGGCACCAGCCTTCCGCATCCCCCTGAACCGTCATCGGCGTGATCAGGATTTTATTGCGATTAACCTGCCCGACTTCGAGGCTCGATGCCGTCAGGCCGGACTATTCCCGCCTCCGCTCGACCAGCTGAAGAAACTCCTGCGCGGTTCCAAGTCGCGCCGCTGGGTCGCCACGAAGGCGGTCAATCCGCCCGAGGGCAAGGCGCAAATGTGCTGGGTCTTCGAGCAACCCAAGGCCGGAAAGCCATCCCCGACATGACCGCCAATCTTCACCCGCTGCTCGCGCATCCGCGCGCGCGGCACCAAACGCAGGGAGCCTGCAACATGAAGCACCTAAGCCCGACCATCCATTCCGCCAGCTGCCGCTGCCCGCGCTGCCGCCACCAGAACAAGCCGGGGCCGGTCGTCATTCGTCGTCGGCCGCATCCGCTTCGCTGGCGCCCGGACCCGTCCCTTTGGGTCGTCCTGTTCATGCTCGCCTTCTGGAGTGGCGTCGGCGCGATCGTCTGGCGCGCCTTCAGCTGACCCGCCTTCACGAAAGGGGAAATCCCATGTCCGAACAATTCATCTTCGAATGCACCTGCAACCGCACCGCGCGCAACAGCGTGCCATGTCCGCCGGTTGGCTGGTCCGTCGTCGACGGCCAAGCCATCTGCGACGATTGCACCGCGTCGGGCGATGGCTTGCCCGCCGAGCCGGGTCAAACGATCGAAGCGGCCCGGGATCTGTCGACCTCTATTCGGCTTCGCTCGGGAGCCTATCTGGATCTGAGCGACCCCGACTGCAGCGTCGTCCAACCAATCGACATCGCCGCAGGGCTACGTCAGCCCCGCTACAGCGCCCAGACCGCGCGCTATTTCTCGATTGCCCAGCATTCGGTCCTCGTCCTCCGCCTGGTCGAAGCACAGGCGCGGCTCGCGGGCGGCACGCGCGGCATCCAGCTGCGCCGCTGCGCGCTGATGCATGACGCGGCCGAAGCTTTCATCCACGACATCACTCGGCCGCTGAAAATCCTGCTGCCCGATTATCGCGCGGTCGAAGCGGCCCTCGAACGTCGCCTCGCACAGCGCTTCGACGTCGAATGGACCGCAGGGCGGCGCGAGATCGTGAAGGCGGCAGACATCACCGCGCTCGCGATCGAGAAGCGCGATCTGATCGGCGAGCAGGAACGCTGGCCGATACTGCGCGACGCCGATCCCGAGGCAATGGCCCAGCACCGCATCGCCCGCGCTTGGCATCCCGACGAAGCCGAAGAGCGCTTCCTCGCCGAGTTCCATTCTCTCTGGCCCACCGACGAAAGGAAGGCAGCATGAGCCGCGCAGAACGCCGAGAGGCGCAAGAACGTCGCCGCGAGCAGCTCGCTCGCCTCCGCTGCACCCGCCCTCTCACTGTCGAGGAGCGTGCCGAGGAAGACCGGCTTGAACATTGTCTGGCGATGCGCGTGTGGCACCAGCAGCAGGCCGAGACGGAAGCCCGTCTCGCCCAGCAGATGAGGTGCCCGGCATGAGAAACTCCTCCGTCGTTCGCCGACCAAACACCGCAGCATCAGGCGCCGCGCCAACTCTCAACAAGGGCGAAAAAATCAATCTCAACGCCGTGCCGAGTTCGATGGAACTGCTGGCCGCGAGCTGGCGAGAGAAGTCAATCGCATGACTGCCAACCGCTCCACCGCTGTGATGCAGCGACGAGAACCGACCTCTGACGACAGGTTTGGCCCTCGCGGCTTTCGCACAAGCCTCGATTATTTCCCTACGCCGCCGTGGGCTGCGCGGGCAGCTTGCGAGTTTCTCGCTCGCGAGCTGTCAGAACCGCTTCGCGAACATACTGTCTGGGAGCCAGCGTGCGGCGAAGGCCACATGGTTCGCGGGCTCGCTGACTATTTCGGCTGCACCTTCGGCACCGATGTTCATCCCTTCGGCGGTATTCCGCCGCACGATTTCCTTCTGCCCGTACTTCCGCGCACGATGGCCAGTCCACCCGATTGGGTAGCGACCAATCCGCCATTCAATCTGGCCAGCGAATTCGTGCGACGGGCGATCGATGTCGCGCGGCGCGGTGTGGTTATGTTCGTCCGATCCTCCTTCACGGAAAGTGACGAACGCTATCGCGCGATCTTCACCGGCGACCTTCGCCCCACCTACGTAGTAACCTATGTCGAGCGCGTCGTGCTGCTCCGCGATCGCCTCATCCGCTCAGGTGCCGGCGACCCCTTCAATCTCGACAAGGACGGAAAGCCGATCAAGGCGTCGTCGGCCACCAGCTACGCGCTCGTGATTTGGCTGCCGGGAGAGAATGACACGCGCCATCGCTGGATTCCGAAATGTCGGTTGTCGATGGAACGCCCCGGCGACTATCCGGAGTACTCCGAGCAGTGGGCCGCGATCGCGCCCGCGCAGACAGGCGTCCTGGTGTGACCGAACTCTTCGTCACGCCCCACGCGATCCAGCGCTACCGCGAACGTGTCGAGAATGTTTCGCCGCTCGAAGTCGATCGACGACTGAACGAGCTCGCCTTCATCCGGGCGGCCTTCTTCGGCGCGCCCTTTGTTAAGCTGGGCGGTGGGCAACGCGTCGTCATCAAGGACTGGCAAGTGATCACTGTCCTGCCATCCGATCATATGGCGGGCAGCCTAGATCGCCGACGCGACCATCTTTTCGAATGACACGCCCCGGTCGCCTTGCCTTGGTCGCGTCGCGTGATCCTGCCGCCGAGCCCGCCCGGCCAGAGGCGATCGCGCTCGCGCGTCATTTGGCAAGGCGCCGCGTTCGGGCCATGATGCGCGACCACCTGGACGAGTCGCCCCGCAAATGACCGCTGCAATCCTATATGCCCGCTATTCGACCGCGCTGCAGTCGCAAGACTCGGTCAGGGATCAGCTGCATCTGCTGCGCCAGCGCGCGGAGCGCGAAGGCTGGATCATTCTCGAAGAACAGGCCGACCCCGCGATCAGCGGCACCATCCGCAATCGCCCCGGCCTGATCGCCGCGATGGCTGCGATCGATCGCGGCGACGCCGCTGTGCTACTCGCCGAAAGCCTCGACCGGATTTCCCGCGACCAGGAGGACCTTGCCGGCATATTCAAGCGGGTCCGCTTTGCAGGCGCACGGATCGTCACGCTCGCCGAAGGCGAAGTCGGTTCGATGCATATCGGGCTGGGCGGCACCATGTCGGCGCTGTTCCTCGAACAGTTGGCCGCCAAGGTCAGGCGAGGTCATGTCGGGCGCGTGAAGGCCGGTCGGGTTCCCGGCGGGCTGTCCTACGGCTACCGCAAGGTCGTCGCATTGCGCGAGGATGGCGAGCCTGAGCGGGGCCTGCGCGAAATCCACGAAGCGGAAGCCGCGATTGTGCGCCGCATCTTCGAAGAGTATGCGGCCGGTGAAGGTACGACCGCTATCGCGAAGCGCCTGAATTCCGAAGGCATCCCAAGCCCGCGCGGCGGGCTGTGGCGCGCGAACGCTATCACCGGCAACCGCCAGCGCGGCAACGGCATCCTTCACAACCGGCTCTATATTGGCCGGATTGTCTATAATCGGCAGGCCTTCAGAAAGGACCCGCAAACCCGCAAGCGCGTACCGCGCACCAACGACCAAGCCGAGCGGATCCAGCAGGAAGTGCCCGAACTGCGCATCGTCGACGACGAATTATGGGCGAAGGTACAACAGCGCTTGGACCATGCCGGCGGCTCGCATCCGCAGATCCGCACGCGCGCTAAGCGCCTGTTCTCAGGCAAGCTGCACTGCGCAACCTGTGGCGGGCCGGTCATCATCATCTCGACCGATCGCTGGGGCTGCGGCACCTATCGCCAGTCCGGAACCTGCAGCAACGGTTCGACCATCACCGATAGCGTCCTTCAGCGGCGCGTATGGGCCGCGATCGAGCGCGACCTGCTGCACCCCGACGTCATTGCTGCCTATCTCAACGAATTCCGGATTGCTTGGGCAGAAGAACGACGGCGCCTCATCAGGGGCCGCGGGGATCTTGATCGTGAGCTTGCCGAAATCGACGAACAGGAAGACCGGCTCGCCGATGCGATCGTCGCCGGAATCGTACCTGCGAAGCTGAAGGCCCGGGCCGACCAGTTGGCGGCACGCCGGCAGGAGATCGTGGAGGCGCAGGCCGACATGCCTGAGATCACGTCAATCGTGGCGCACCCTGCGATCATCGAGGACTATCGCCGCCAGGTTGCAGGCATGGCGAAGATCGCAACCGGCGACACCGATGCCATCCGACACGCGCGCCCGCTGCTCGATCGGCTGATCGACCGGATCGACGTCGAACCGCGCCAAGGGCGCCAAGGCGTCGACCTGCTATTGCACGGCGAACTCGCGACCATCCTCGGCCTCGCCACCTCCGAAACGCAAAACGCCGCCGACCCGAAGGCCGGCGGCGATTGTATGGTGACGATGGTTGCGGGAGTTGGATTTGAACCAACGACCTTCAGGTTATGAGCCTGACGAGCTACCGGACTGCTCCATCCCGCGGCACCGATTGTCGGCGTCAGAGACGCCAAAAGGGCCGCCCAGTAATGGGTCAGCCCTTCGACTTGTGAATGGGTTGGTTTTCCCCGCTGCCCGCAAGCTGCAAT